TTTTTGCTTTCGAATTGCACCAGGTAATCTTTCGTCTGTACGGAAAGCATCATAATACAATTGGTCTAAATCATGTTCCGTTATTCGCATAAGTGTTTTGCATAGGAGAGTGCGTCTTGTTTAGTTTCTTTATTATCTAATCGTTCCAACCATTCAGAATATTGATGACGAGATAATCTTCTAGTCATCAACCTGATATATTTATTTTCCATGTTTTGATGATAACCAAGACCATTGCTAACTGTGGCTTTGTAATAAGGATTAGAGTTCTTTGCTAACTTCTTTATTGTTTTATTTATATCTATATTAATAATAGGTTTAGTAGGAGGTGAAGGTTTGTTCATAGTAAATGGCTTTGAAGTGTAAGGATTTGCATGGGTTTGATATTCTCCTTCAGTTAATTTGTAGTGATTTTTCCCTTTTATCGACAGCTTATAAACAAGTTTATGCTCATGTAATTTTGCTGTGGAGAGTTGTACTTGTCGTAATGATAAACCAGTAAGTTTTACTAAACGTCTATTCGTTGGGTAAGTTTCTCTTGTTTTATTATTATGATGTTCAAGTATCGTTGCAGCAACCTGAATATCAGATTTACTTAAATCTTTAGTATTAATTACTTTGTTGAGGAGTTTCCACTTTTCGACAAGCATTCTTTTTCCGCAGCTAAGTAGCAATCTAAATGAAATGATTGCCAAAAATTTTGTGTTTCTCTGACAATATTACGATAATGAAAAGCTTTGTTTTCAATATATCGTTCAGCCAACTCCTTGTTTTCTTTATCTAATTGTTGTGTTTGTTTCAAAATATTCTCCTTGATCCGCAACAACACATGGATAACGAACAAGAATACAACCTTTAGGTATATAAATTTCTGTACCTTTTTCTTTTATTTCAGGATTGTAGTCTTTACTGCAATAAAGAACATAATCTCCTTTATCGTTAGGATTTTCTTCCATCCAACCAACATTTATATTAGTCGAGCTTTTGCCATCCCATTGATCTTTCCAAATGCCATCACCTTCTGTTGGATCTTTCCACACTACAAAATAGCAGTTTTTTGCTAATTCTTTTGTTTGTTGGAGAAAATCCATTATTTTTTTCTACAATAAAAGTAGAATTAGATCACGAAAAAGCTTTCATGTATTAAATATGTATCTTATATGTCTATTGTGGAAAAATAAAAAATGAATAAAAGACAATCAAATAGGAAACATACTATGCACAATTTAGGCGAATTATTTAAGCGACAAAAACATCTTGGTAAATCACAAAAAGAAGCTGCTAAAGTTTTAGGAATTGATCATCGTTCAGTAAGCAGACATATAAAACAAATGTCTTTAGGTGTTGATTGGTTAAAAAAATATGCAGATTATTTAGAGTGTGAAATATTTGATATTATTGCTCCAGTAATTGATCGTCAAATTAATGCAACTATTGAAAAAAATAGAGTGCAATTTTATGAAAATAATCAAGAAAGACCTAGATTACATGGTGTTTTTGCTGCGTCTTGGTGGTGGAGTAATAAAAAAACAATTATTAGTTTAGATAAAAATGATCATCATGGTTATCACTATAATACACTAACTTTTTACACCGAGTGGTTTTCATCAATTAGATTACAAGATAAATGTGCAGGAATTTATTTACACCCAGAAACAAATGAATACATACCAGGATATATTGAAAGATTAGATGCTAATATTTTTCAATGTATTAATTTTTATGAGCATAGAAAATGGGAAAAATTAAAATTAAAGAGATATGCTAAATTTATTTGCAGTTATGATATAAACGACCTTCCAATAGACATAATTAATCCAAAAGATTAATTTTAAGTTAATTTATCACTACATTTATACAACTTTATTCACTTAACTCACAGGAAACTACATATAAACTACGAAAATACTACTCAAAGAGTAGATTTAAAACTTTTATTTAAATAACTTCTAAATTATTCTACTCATTATGAGGAGTAAGACAGAAATTATCGAGATACCACAATCAGCAACGATTATACCTTCTTACTTCATGGAGAGAGGTATTGATCACTTTTCACCAACACAGGCATCAACACCATTAGACGTTTGGGTTTACAAGTATTTACATTGCAACCAGGAGAAAAGAAGAAAGATGAAAAATAGTTCTAAGATGCGTTGTGGTGTTTTAGCAGGAGATAGTGTGGCAGCTATAATGTCAAATAGAGTTAAGCCGTTATACTTTTATGACGATTATAAAAATTGGGATGATAAAAAAGATGAAGCTCAATGGAACAATGATAAAAATTATATTGATGAAACTATTAAACAAATATTTGATGCTCTTTTTGTTTTAGGAGTTAAAAAAGAAAAAGCAATCTTTGAATATTATGTGAGTCTTGATGATCCACGATTAGATGTACCAATTATTGGTCGTACTGACATTCAAACACCAAATCTTTTAATAGAACTTAAAACAAAATGGAGCATTAAAGCAGGTAAGCAGAAAAAAGATGGTACTTTCAGTTATTATTTTCCAAAATTAAATAAAGATTTTCCTGACGATGTACATTTGCAACAAGCAGCTTTTTATTATTTAGCAACAAAAATACCTACTGTTATTATTCAAGCAACACCAAATGAATATGTCATACATGAGGTTGAAAAACATGATTATAAAAAAGCATTTAACGATCTCGTAACTAATTTAACAAAGAAACAAGAGATTGCAAAATTAGATCATCCTGAAAAATTAGTACAACCAGATTTTAGCCACTACACATGGAACATAGGTGATTCATTTTTAAAAGAAGCAAAGGAGTTATATGGCTACTGAAAATGCCGACAATATTAAATTAAAAGAAGCGATTGTTGAAGTAAGTAAACTTTCACCAAAAGATAAAGTAAGAATTCACAATAAGTATTATGCAACAGTTAATACAAGAAATCATATTTTTAGAAAATACTTTGGAACTGACGCAAGTTATGTTTCACGAGTAGAGTTTCGTGATCCGATTTTTCATAATGATAAAATGATTTTTGCAGGATCAGTAGTAGCAACAACCGAACTTTGGATTAAAAAAAATATGATAGCCGTTGGCATAGCGGAAGAAATAAGAAATTCGTCACCTGTCAATAAAACGAGTGCAACAGAAAATGCAATGACATCTTCTCTTGGAATTTGTTTAGCGAGAGCAGGATTAGACGGAGGAGAATTTGCGTCTGCTGATGAGATGCAAATAGCAACTCGAAATGGATTAGCCGTTGACGAGTTGCAAAAGACTGGAATTGTCGGTCTTAATAATAGTAGTGCAACAGATACTTTGGAGAAGGATGATAAACATATACTTCCTCCTGAAGAAAAAAGTAATATTGATTCTTCTCCTGGAGTATCTGAAAGTGAATTTAATGTAATTAGAAATGCAATTTTAATTACAAATCATCTTGGACAACTTCGTGCAGCTTATACCAAGTTTAAAAAACAAATAGACGAAAACAAAAAGCTACAAGAAATTTATCAAGAACAAGATGAAAATTTTAATCGCAATAAACCTACTGACGATGGATGGGATATATAATGGATAAATTTGAATTAAAAGAAGGCAAAGGAAATATTATGCCGAACAAAGATGCTGAAGCAAAGCATCATTATTACGGATCAATAAGAGTTTCTCGTGATGTAAAACAAGGAGAAACAATAAAATTACAAGGTTATAAAAACGAAAGTCAGAGTGGCAATAAATACATTGGCTTACAAATGTTAGATAAAAGGGAACAAGATTTATAGTGGAAGATATTTATAATCAAGTAACGGATGTTCTTGAAGAAGCTGACTCTATTGTAGGTGGTGAAAGAAAAATTGCTTATGGTCATTTTGATAAAAACCATGAAGATATTGCTAAGATTTGGAGTGTCATTTTAAAAACTCCAATACGAGCAGATCAAGTAACTTTGTGTATGGCAGGAGTTAAGATCGCAAGAGCTTCTAATCCTGATACTTACAATAGAGATAATTATGTCGATGGAGCTGCATATTTCTCCATGACCAATGCATTACTAATGAAAAAAAATGGAGATTTATAATGAGCAATTTTGAAGAAGAACAACAAAAAATAAATAAGATGCAAAGTGATCTGAACATTGGAACAAAAAAATTAATAGATTTAGTTTCTGAAGAAGTTGATCAATTGAAAAATCAAATAGCAAAACTTCAAAACCAAATAAGAAATAACAAACTTAATTAAAATGAACACAGATTTAATTGAAAAAATTTTGCGAAAAAAATATGGATGGGATCATTACCCATTGCCAATTATTCGTTTGCCAAAGCAAATAGAAAAAAAAGTTGTGCAATTAATTGAATTTAAAAAGAAAAAAGTAAAAGCATGAATATAAAATTAAAAAATGCAGAATTAAGTTTGCAATCTGGATTTGAACTTGGAAAAAATGAAGAAATGTATCAAGGTATTTTTAAAACAATGGTGAAAAAAGGTGATTTTCAAATGGGAAAATTAAGTCCTGAAGGTATGGGTAAACATAATCCTATTTTTACAAAGAAAAAGAAAAAAAGGAAAAAAAGAAAATGACTCCTAGACAAAGCCAAATATTAAAATTTGTAAATAATTTTTGGGAAGAAAATGATTACTCTCCATCCTTAAAAGAAATCCAGGATGGATTAAAGATTACTTCTTATACGAGTGTTGCACAATGTTGTAACGGATTAGTTGAGAGAGGTTATATTTCTAAAGATAAATATAAAAAGAGAAATTTAAATCTTACTGATCAAGGAGAGTCCTTTATTAAAAAATCAAAAAACAATATTATTATAAATGCTTAAACAAGCTTTAGAAACACAAATTAAAGAATTAAAATCTCAATTAGATTTCTCAAAAGATTTATTAGAAAAAAAAATTGAAGATAATTTTAAATTACGCCAGGTAATAATTAAATTAGAAAAACAAATTGATTTACCAAAAAGCATTACACAAAAAAAATGATGAATGAAAGTTTGCAAAAAGTGTAACAAAGAATATCCTCATACAGAATATAGAGCTGATACATATTTAAGAAATAAATGTCGTTTATGTTTAAACGAAGAAGCAAGACTATCAAGACATAGATTATGGAAAAAACATCCTGAAAAACATGAGGAATATAAAAAGAAAATAAGAGAAATAAGATTAAGAAATGTTGAAGATAAAAGAATAAAAGATCGTATTCGTTATCAAGAAAATAAAGAAAAGATAAAGAAGGAAAGAAAAGAATTTTACCATAAATTTCCTGAGTTAATTAGAAAAAGAAGAATGATGACAACTTACAAAATTACAGCAGAAAAATATGAACAATTAAATACAGTAAAAAATTGTCAATGCTGCGGAAGAAGTAAAAAGGAATTTGTTAAAGGATTATCAATAGATCATTGTCATAAGTCAGGAGAGGTAAGAGGAGTGCTTTGTCCTAATTGCAACACAGCAATAGGATTATTTAATGATGATCCAGGAGTTATGAAAAAAGCAATAGGTTATCTCAATGCCTAGATATACTTATTTTGAAAAGGGAAATCCCTTTAACGAGTGGCATCGTACCATAGATCATTTGGCAGCTATTGATATAGATTTGGTGGAAGTATGCAGTAAATGTTATCAACCATTATTACTGATTGAACACGCATACGATAAAGGTCAAACATACAAAAATTGTACGACAGTTAAAAAGTTGGCAAAGCAAAGTAAAGTTCCTGCAATGCTAATTTTTTACAAAGATATGAAAACTTTTAGGGTGAGAAAACTTTATCCAACATTAGAAAATGAAAGAACGGTACAAGCATCAACATTGATTAGATATTTAAGAAAACTACACAATTTGCATAAATGTTTCTGAAAAAGTGTCTTTAAATTAAGCGAGAATGAGGTTTAAGAAGGAGGTCTGTGTGATTAGACCTCCCTACTCTATTAATAAATTGTAGCTGCTAAATTACCCATATCTGCCTTTGCTTTGGGATCAGAGAAAGTACCATAGTCATTTTGAGTTAAAGTATCGTTATGACCGATACGAAGTGCAATAGTTTTAGGATCAACTCCTTGTCCTTGCCATTGTGATATAATAAATCGTCTAAACATTTTTGTATCAACAATTTCTTCAGGTATTTTTACAATTTTACATTTGCTTTGTAAAACTTCCAATGTTCTTTCATAAGATACATTAAATAAATATCCTGATTTAATATTATTATCTGCAATATAACGATCATAATATTTTTTTAGTTGTTTAGGTATTGGAGTAATTCTTTCACCATCAAGTGCGTGTTGTTGACTTAACTTACCTGCTTTTGTTTTACCAACTTTTCTTGTTCTATAATCCCTACTTTTATTAATTTTTAC